AGGTCATCGAAACCCAGACCTTGAGCTCGTAGCGCTGCGCCTCGATCTGCTTGCGTGCCAGCACGGCCTGCGTAGCCATGGCCTCGATGTTGTCGGAGCCTGTCAGGAGCCGCGCGACGATGCCGGGATTCTTCGTAGCCTTCTCAATCGCTGAAATCTGCGCCGACGCACCCATCCACTTCTGGATGTCGCCGTGCATAGACTCAATATCGCGCCCAATCTCGAACCCGCGCTTGAGCATCGAGAACGCCTTGCTGGCTGCGCCTATGGCGAGGGTGACGGACGCCGGATCCATGACCCCACCTAGTTGTAGAAGAAGTTAGCAGAGTCGACGTTGGTCATCTGGGCGTAGGTGCCGTTTTTAACAAGCATGCCATCTCCCGGAACGGAGAGGACGTTCGCAAAAATGTCCGACGCGGACACTTCTGTGCTAAAAATCCATCCGCCGCCACCGCTCACATATGTGCAAACAGGGCTACCTGAAATAGTGCCGCTGTTTATGTCCACTATGGTAAAAGCATTGGCCGTAGTGACCGTGACCACATAGTTGCCGGATCGAGCCTCGCCCCCAGTACCGAGCCTATACGCGATACCAACAGTGTCACCTGTTTGCAGCCCGTGACCGGTGGAGCTGACCGTGACCGTTGTCCCACTGCGCGCGTAGGTTGCAGCCACAGGGATTGTGACCGTGTCAAAGATCTCGAGAAAGCCATCAAATGCCGTGCCGATATACGACAGACCGGTGATCCGATGCCGTCCCAAGACGACAAAGCCGGACCCGTGGGCGTGTGTACTCTTGGTGTCAGAACCAGCCATAAGCTATCTCCTTATCCTGCGGATACAGACAGGGTGCCGTCGTCGTTCCAGATCGCACCAGCAACCGCTGGATCAGAAGTGGGGATCACGATGACGTTTGCGGTGCTCGACAGCGTTGCCGCACCGGTCACGGACAGAGTGCCGGTGACTGTAGCGTTGGTGCCGTAAGTAGAGTTGGTGGTAATTGCGCCGGTGGTTGCGTCCTTGGTGATCGACTGAAAGCCGTTCTGCGAACGTACCGGACCAGAAAACGAAGTCGTAGCCATTGGGATCTCCTGTCGTGGCTAATGTCAGCCGCACCATGCGACTGTCAGGGATGCGCAAAAGATACATCAGCTATGCACAAAAAGAAAGGGGCGATCCGAAGATCGCCCCAATCCGACTGCTTTAGTTCGATCAGGCTGCGCCTGCAGAACCAAACACTGCGCGAGCGTCAGAAAACCCGAAAGAGAACCTTTCTCGCGCTTTAAAACGCATGTTCCCGGTGTCGAAATCCGGCTCCATGTTCGTCGAGAGCGGGGTGCGCTCGAAGTGGATGAAGCCGCGGGGAGCGTCCGTCTTGATGAAGTATGCATCAGGGTCAGTCAGGAAGTCGTTGACTGTGTACCCATCAGGCAGCATGCCCATCGAGCGGATCGCGTTGACGTCGTTGTCTGCAGTGCCAACGCGTAGGTTGGAAACCATCAAACGCTCAGCCACAAACTGCAGCTGGCGCGGAACGATGAGCTTCATCCCACGGAGGGCGACCTTCAGACCGCGCTCGTCAACAAACCCTGCGATATTGATCAGGGCGTCTTCCAGCGAGGTTTCGTTCAGGTCTGCGTCGGTCGACGGCTTGTTAGCAAACGAGCCACCGCTGGTCAGCGGGTGATCCGTTGCGCACAGAGCCTTACCGTCGCCACCAGCCGCAGCACCGCCGGTGAAGGCGTTGTTGAGAACGGCAGCAGATTTGACCTGCTTGGTGTGAGCCATCGAGCGGGCGAGGGCACGTGTGTAACGGCTGCCGAGGCGGTCGTACAGGTTGTCCTCAATGGCTTCCTCGGTGATCGAGAAGGCCAGCGCGATGGTCTCGTGGTTGTACCGAGCGGTGTATGCTTCGTTCGCGTCATCAAAGTTGATGGCGGAACCTTCCGACTTAGTCGGTGCCGCGCCGAAGCCCGACAGCATAACCTCTTCCTCGAATGCACGATCCGAGGACTCAGTGGTGTAGATTTCAACATGCTGGTTGTCGTACCGAGCATACTCCATCCCGAAGAGGGCGTTAAGACCCGGCTCCAGTTCTTTCGCAAGTTGTGCGCGAGAGATAGCCATATTTCAGCCCTCCTTAGACGCCGGTCGTCGAAACAGTGCCACCAGCAATTGCGCCGTTTGGCGAATTGAAGTGGTTGTTCAGGCGGACGATTACGGGGATGCCAGCAACAGTGAAGTCGGCGTTCTCGGGATCGTCTTGGATACCCATGATACGCAGATTCAGCGTGTTAGTGGTGGCGATGGTATTCAGGTCGAGAGTTCCCGACGAGATACCAGTGGTGCTCGAACCCGAAGTGGCAAGTGCAAGGTTTGCGTTTGCAAACACAGCTGCACGTACTTCCGCCTCAGTATTGGCGGCAGCCACGACGTTCGAAGTCGCAATCACGAACAACTGCGCGGGATCGTCGTAGACGAATGCCTTTACAGGGAAGTTCGTGTCTGCGCCCGAGCCGGGCCAGAAGTTCGAGAACACTTTTTTACCAGTGGTCGAGGAAACGTATTCACAGCCCCAGAACACGCCAAGAAGACCCACCGTGCCACCAGCTGCAGCGCCGACGACGTCAATGACGCCTGCGGCCAGCGGGATAACAGGGGAGCCCTGATAGATCGCGTTCGTGTTGCCTGCGGCAATACGGTACTCGGATGCACCGGTGCTGTTGGTCGACTGACCCATCTTTGCGATGGGACGAAGACCGAATGCGCCATTGATATTGGCCATTTGTCAGCTCCTTTGGTTGCGGTTATTCGGAGTCGCGAGCGCGACCTCCGAAGGATACACGACTTTGCCGGTTCGCATGAATCGGCATCGAAGGGTGTTGGTCCTTCATTAAGTCCTGATCGACAGCCTGCATCTGTTCGCGGGTCCGGAGCCCGTAGTACGCGGATCTTTCGTTAGCAGTTTCGACAGGGATACGGCACAGCATCAGACCACCTTGTCCAATGACCCCGGCATACTTGCCCTCGTCAATGACGGGAGCTTGATAATCCGGGTATTCGTCCGCTCGGACGGGTTCCCATCCTTCGCGCAGCTTGGAAAAGACGTTGGTCTTGTCCTCTTCGCCACGCATAGCGACTCGAATCCAACGATGCACATACCCGGTTGGGGGCTTAGGTGCATCAAGGCGGCTGGGCGGTGCCCAAGGTTTACGGCGCGTGGTGGTTTCACGCGTTTCGGTTTCGCGAGGAGCTCGGTTAGTCATGGGTCAATCCTTTACGTACTTGGCATATTCCTCGAGAGGAACGTTCAATTTCTTCGCAATGGCAACCTGCGACGGCGTGAGCTTCACGGTCCTGCGCCCCTGTTTCGTGCTGCGGGATGCGGAGGAACCTGCAGAGGCGACCTGCGTTCCACCACCCGATTTTTGACCTTGGAACTTGTGCGGAAACTCTTTTCGCATTCTTCGGTCAAGCTCAGTATAGTACTCATCGCTGTTTGGGTCAAACCCCTCTTCCTCGATAAGTCCTTGGTGGACAGCAAATGCCGCGGTCGTCATGATCCGATCCTCGCCAAACCACGTATTTTTCTGCGCCCAACCTTGAGCTTTGGGGTCAGGCTTGGCCTGCTGGGGCTGAGGCGGCGGCGCAACAGGAGCCTGCTGTTGCGGCGCTTGTTCGCGCTCAACCTGCAAACGCTGGTCCTGTTCCGTCCGAGCTTTGGCGTTGTTGTAACGCTGCTGCTCGATGGCAAGATTTGACATCGCCATCTGCGCATCGGACATCCGATCGGGATCCCCGGCCTCATAGGCTTCCTTGTACGCACGCTTTGCCGCTTCGGTTTGCGTCTGCAAGCGGGTGCCGTATTCAGAGAGATAGCCCGTGTCGAGCTGCTGCATGCGGCCCTTGAGCTTTTTGTTCTCTTCCAGCAGCTGCTGAGAAAGGCGAACAGCCTCTTCACGGTCCCGCTCTTCTTTGCGGTACTTTTCGGTCAGGCGTTTGATCCGGCTCTGGACGTTTTTGCTGTAGTCGCCCAGCTCGTCTTCAGAACCAGTCTCGGCCTTTGTCGTTTCGAGCCGCTCTTCTTGTACAAGATCTTGTACAAGAGCTTCGGTCTCGATCTCTTGGTTTTCCTCAGTCATGTGTCTATCCTCAAACCTGCTTGATGTCGTCTGGCTCAATGATCGTGGAAATGACCTCATCATCGTTGATGATGCGGACCTCTCCACCGTCGATCTTGAACCTCGATCCGGAGTAGCGGCCGATGCAGACCCACTGCCCTTCCACGCACCACGGCGTGGGATCAGGCCCGAACTTGTTGGGGTCTTTGTAGGCCAGCGGCCCAACCTTCAACACATAGGCCACAGTGGTTGCCACCGATTCGCGCTCTCGAACCTCGTCCGGGACGTACAGGCCACCAGTGGTCTGAGCTTTCCCTTGGTATGGCATGACCAAAACCCGCCAGCCAGTTGGCTGCGGGAGGCGGTCTAATAACGGTTTTTCAATGAGGGATGGGTCCAGGACCCGATCTTTTTGTTCCACATACGCGCGGTCCAAAGAACTGGACGGGACGTCTGACGACGTTCGGTCCGTATTCAATTTCTGCGCGAGATGTTCAGGAAGATATAAAGTCTTCGACATCGTCTGCGTTTTTCTCCAGCAGGGCTCTGAACTCTTCCCGTGCGTAAGTGAGGCCCCGTATCTCACCTACCAAGGATTGGTACTGCTCCCAGTCTTTGGCAGCACCACTTGCAAGAGCATCCGCAACACTTTGCTCGCGCTCTCGTAATCTTTTGTACACGTGCCGGGCGAAGTCAACAACATCCATCAAAGGATATCCCGGTACTTTTCCTGCGATTCGGACACCATCGGGCCGCCCTCGGCCCAAGAATCACAGGTGTTCTCTGCTGCGCAGACAAACTTGTAGATCTGGCAGTAGCCAAGCGGAGGGCTTTCCATGTCGTCGTCGAGCCCAAGGCACTCGAGGATTTCCTCGGTCTGGTTGTACGCTGCGCAGTTACCGCACACCTGATCCATGTCGAAGGACGAGCCCGTATTCGGCTCCCGGTAGTCCGCCTCGTCAACTGCAGCTTGGCGGTTCTCGGCGTTCAGGTCTTCGTCCTGCGTGGGAAGAGGGCAGCTGTTGCCCTCCTCTGTCTCTTCGTATTCGTCGACAGGGATGGCCCCATCAGGGAGGAGGCTGATGACGATCGTAGTCATTAGAAATCTCCTCGGAAACCTTTACCGGACACCTGAGAACCGCTGCATCCACGGACCATGCCGCCGTCTGCGAACTTCTTGGCCCCGCCGAAGTCCTCGAGATCTCGCGACTCTCGCTCTTGAGAGCGCAGGCTGCGTTCTTCCAGCTCCCGCATCCCGCGCCCTTCGGTGCGGTCGGGGCGAGCAATCGGGCGATACGAGCGCTCAACAGGGTTGGGGCCTGTCATCGCACCTGTCGTAGACATCTCGTCGTACGGCTTCGGGCGATTCTTCTTCTTGGTGGGCTTCATCTCAGAAAACTCCTTTGAAAACGTTGGCTCGTGGCGAAGAGCTAAAGCGTGATTGGACCATACCACCTTTCGCCATCTTTTTCTGCCCTGCTTTTGACAGAGCAATGGCTACGGCTTGGTCCTGCGGTCTACCCGCGTCCATCTCAGTGCGGATGTTAGTGCCGATAACATCCTGCGATTTACCGTCCTTGAGGGGCATTTTGATTCCTCATGATTGCGTTCTGGCGTTGCACCTCGATGCGCTCGCGGTTGACCGCAGTGCGATCCTCGGCGATCTCTTCTTGGCTCTCGATCCGGGCAGCATCTGTAGCTGCGCGCTGCTGCATCTTCGCAGCCTCCATGGCGATCTGCGCTTGGTCCTCGGTGGTCTTGCGCTGCAGCTCCTGCTGCTTGATGCCCAGCTCCTGCATACGAATTTGCACCAGCGGGTCGGACATCGGATCTTGGCCCGTCGGGACAAGCTCGGAAATAACCTGCTGCATGATCTGCATAAGCTGCATCGACACGAGCTTCTCGATCTCGGCTGGGTTCTGCATTTGCATCTGCACTTCCATGATCTGCGCTTGCGCCGCCATGGGGTCGACACCGCCCGTTTGGACCAACATTTGAAGCTGCCCAATCAGGCCTTGGATCTCCTGCATAACCATCTGCCGCGCCTTCTGCGAGGCGTGCTCCATGATGTGGGCGTAGAACGTGCCCATGACCTGCGGAGAGGTCGTCACCAGCGGGGTCTTCATGAACATCATGTGAAGCTGCATGTGAGCGTCGTGGTCCTGATCCGGGAAGGTGTTCAGGATCTCGCCCATAAGCGCCCGCGCATTCTCAACCGCAGGGTCCAGCGGCTGAGGCTGCGGCGGAGGAGGCAAAAGCTCTTCGATGTTCTGGACCTCGAGGGCCTGATACATCCGGCGGTACGCTGCATGCAGGTTGTGCATCTGCGGGTTGGACTGCGCCAACTGGAGCTGCGTCTGTGCCAGCGTGACTCGCTGCGCCATCGAAAAGATGTTCGGGTCCGAGACAGGGATGACATCCACGCGGCCGTCAAAATCCTCGGCCTTGATGGTGCGCTGGGCGCCCGCCACGTCGTACGGGTACTCCGGCGGCAGGTTCTCCGCGAAAATGCGCGCCAAAATCCGGAACTCAGACTTCTGCGCGTAGTGCAGGCGCTTGTGGATCGCCGACATCACCTTCATGCCGCGCTCGAGCAGCGCAACCGTGGTGCCTACCGGCGCCTCTTGGTTCATGTTGCCGGTCTGCTGGTCCGCCAGCGAGACAAAGCGCCGCCCGCCCTCGATCAGCGCGCCAAGCAGCTGAACCAGCGTAGCCGAAGGCTCCTTGTACGGCAGCGGAATAATCGAGTCCCGGATGCTACCTCCGGGGGTGTCAATATCGCGCCACTCGCCCGGCTGCAAAGGCTCGTCGTTGTTGCGGACACGCACACCACGGGCCTTAAACCCGGCAGGCAGGTTAGCCAGCGTGCCGGCGTCAATAAGTTGACGCAAGATGCTGGTCGCCGCACGGCCCAGGCCGCCGATCATGTGGATCAGGCCGAACCCGTAAAAGCCGAGGCCGGGCATGAACTTGTAATGCACGAAGTAATGCCGCTTGCGCGCTAGGTCCGAGTTCTCGTCGAAGTTCCGGCGGATCGACAAAACTTGGCTAGAGCCCTCGTCTATCGTTACGATGTAGGGCAACTGGATCCCAGTTGGCTCACCCTCTGGGTCCATGTCCTCGAACCCGTCAAGGTCCAGATCAACATGCATCTCCAGAAGCGTGTACACATCGTCTGTGTACGATTTGCTCGTACCTTGGATCTCGTCGACCTTTTCACGGACAGTGTCCGGGCCGCCTTCGTAGCTGGTCAACTCAACGTCGCGGTAGAACCCCGCAACTTGGAGCTTGCGCACCTCGTTGGCGTCCATTCGCAGCACATGCGTGATCCGCGACGCGGTCTGTAGGTCAGAGGCCGAGTACGGGACAACCAGATCCTGAGCCGGAACAAACTTCGAGACCGCGCGCTGGCGGGCTTCGTCGAAGTAGACCTTCTTGAACGTCGAGCCAGACAGCGGGAGATAGAACAGCAGCTGATCCATGTCCGGATCATACTCTTCCATGATCTCGGTGATCTGGTAGTTCATGTAATGCTTGACCCGCGAAGCTTGGTCCTCGCGCGCTTGGTCTTGCACACCCATAACCTGCGTCTGAACTGGGCCGCCAGCCGGAAGCAATTCCTTGTACGCCTGCGCTTGGAACTGGGTCACGCTTTCTGAAATAAGCGGATGCGTCACACCGGACGCGCCTTCAAAAGGCGTGCTGCGCTCTTGGTAGTTCACGCCCAGCTGATCTAGGCCCTTGGTGTAGCCCTCTTCCCATTCGGAGCGGGAGGACAGATCGTCCTCATAAGCAGCCTGCAGTTCACTCGACAGCTCACCGAGGTACCCGTCGTCCAAGTACTCAGCAAGGTTGGCGTTGTGCGGGATCAGCTCTTCCTGGCTCATCTCTTCCATCGCCGCGGCCAGCGCTTGAACGATCACGCCGCCTTGGCCATCCTCGGTGACAGACGCGCCGCCCTCAAAGGTTTCAGGCGTCATCACAGG